ACTAATTAACGTATGTCACATAATAATCATATAGAAAAGGATGATAAGTATGAGAAAGAAAATTGAAACAATTACTGGTGTTTATGCGATCACAAACAATATTAACGATAGAATGTATATAGGAAGTTCTAATAATATAACAACACGTTTCTATTTACATAAATTACAATTAAATAAAAACAAGCATTGCAATACTTTTTTACAAAGATCATGGAATAAGTATGGAGAAGAAAATTTTACATTTAAACTTCTTGAAGAATGCACAATAGATAAACAAATAGAAACAGAACAAAAATATATAGATATCTACAAAGTAACACATAAATTATATAATATGGCTCCTGTTGCTGGAACTGTATTAGGAATAAAAAGAAGTGAAGCAACAAAACA